CGACACACCGGTGATAATGTCTGCATTCATCATCGGGATGGCATTGGCGAAGTTCATTACCTGCCGTGTGCGCGAGCGCAGGTTGAAGATGCCGATGGCTGCAATGCTGCCCAGTGCCGTGCTGGCGGTGGCGGCAAGCAGGGCAATGGCGAATGTGTTCCAGATAGCGTTCATCAACGAGTGGTGCATCCCGCCCGTGAACAGCGAGCTGTACAGCTTGGTGGAGAACCCCGTCCAGTTGCCCAGCACCTTTGCTTCGGTGAAGGAGAATATCATGATTATCAGGATAGGCGAATAGAGCAACGCCAACAGCAGCCACAAGTAGCCGCGGGTCAAGATTCGTGTCATCATATCACACCTCCGCTTTCATTCGATGCGCCGTCTTCCTCGTTGGTGAAGAGGACGGTGATGCCTATCAGCAGCAGCATGATGAGCGAGAGGGCGGCACCGTAGTTCCACATTCCATTGTAGATATTCTCTTGTACCGTGGTACCGAAAAGCTTGATGTTGTTCATCGTCAGCAGCTCGGCGATGGCGAAGGTGGATACCGTAGGCATAAACACCATTACTATACCACTCATCACACCCGGCATGGACAGCGGTAGAATCACCTTGCCGAATACGTGCGTGGGGGAGGCTCCCAAGTCTTGCGCAGCCTCAATCAAATTGTGGTCCATCTTCTGAAGGGTGTTGTAAATGGGGTATATCATGAACGGCAGGAAGTTGTAGACCATACCGAACACAAGTGCGCCTTCACCCAGCGGCAGGTTCAGGAAGTCGAACAGTGCTACTGTGGCAAGCGTACGTATCAAGATGTTCACCCACATGGGCAGGATGAACAGCACCACCATGGTGCGCGAGGTGTTGAATTGCTTCTGACTCAGGATATACGCCGCCGGATAGCCTAGCAGCAGGCAGACCAGCGTAGTGATAACGGCTATTCCGATGGAGTAGACAAACGTGTTCATCGCTTCGGGGTGCATCATGAACTTGCGGAAGTTGGCAAGCGTGAACGCTCCTCCGTCGTCCGTAAAGGCGTAGAGCACGATGAGCAGCAGCGGTACTATAACAAATACAAGCAGAAATAGCGCGTAGGGTACCGTCCAGTTGCGCCGACGCATAAAGAAAGTTATCATCTTTATTAAGGATTAAGGGATTAGGGATTAAGGATTAGGGATTAGGGATTAAGGGTGGAGGATAAAGAATTTATAATAGCTAACCCTTAATCCCTAATCCCTATTCTTTATTCCTTATTCTCACGTTTTCGGGTGCGATGATGATACCTACACGGTCGCCGTCGTCCCACACGTCGTTGGTGTCGACAAAGATGTCTTCGTCCCAGTCTGTAAACACGGTCAGGTGGTAATGGTTTCCTTTGTAGAGGATGAATTTCACTTCACCCGTCAGACGGCCGTCCTCTTCGTTGTCTTCGAGGATGACGTCCTGGAAGTCCACTTCCACTTGCACGCTGCTGCCCGGTTCGATGCCTTGCACGGGCAGGCATTCGAAGTTACAGCCCAGGAATTCTACGTGCATTTTGTCCACCAGTTTTCCTTCGAAGGTGTTGCAGGTGCGTTCTTTCTTCATCACATGGATGTCGAAGGGTTTTACCAGCAGACCGACTTCGCGTCCTGCCTCGAAGGCATGGTAGTCCTGCACCATCAGCTCGTAGCCTTCGCGCGTTTGCACCAGCATTTCATAGTGTACGCCTTTGAAGATACAGCTGGTTACGGTGCCCGTCAGCTGTGCGGCGTCGGATACATCGAAGATGTAGATGTCTTCGGGGCGAATTACTACGTCCACCTGCATCTGTTCACCAAATCCTGTGTCCACGCATTCAAATTCGTGCCCGCAGAAGGTAACGGCCTTATCTTTTATCATGACTCCGTTCAAGATGTTGCTTTCGCCGATGAAGTCGGCTACAAAGGAGTTGATGGGCTCGTTGTAGATGTCGGTCGGCACACCTATCTGCTGGATGCGTCCTTCGCTCATCACAACGATGGTGTCGCTCAGGGTGAGTGCCTCTTCCTGGTCGTGGGTCACGTATACGAAGGTGATACCCAGCTTCTGGTGCATTTCCTTCAGTTCCATCTGCATGTCTTTGCGCATTTTGAGGTCCAAGGCAGCGAGAGGCTCGTCCAGCAGCAGCACTTCGGGTTCGTTGACGATAGCTCGGGCGATGGCTACGCGCTGTTGCTGTCCGCCGGAGAGGGAGTCCACGTCGCGGTCCTCATAGTCTGTCATGCCCACCATGCGCAGGGCTTGTTTCACTTTCTTCTCGATAGTGGCACCGGGCAGCTTCTTCAGGTTCAGCCCGAAGGCTATGTTGTTGAATACGTTGAGGTGGGGGAAGAGGGCGTACTTCTGGAACACGGTGTTCACCGGACGCTTGTGCGGCGGTGTCTGTGTGATGTCCTTTCCGGCAATGGTTATCACTCCTTCCGAGGCTGTCTGAAAGCCTGCAATGAGGCGTAACAGTGTTGTCTTTCCGCAGCCGGACGGTCCTAGTATTGTTACAAACTCGCCCTTACGGACAGACAAATTCACATCATTCAGCACGGCCTTGTCTCCGAAGAATTTCGATACATGTTCCACACCGATGATGCAATCGGACTTTTGCATAAGCGTCTTTTACTTTATCCAAACGAATTAAACGAATTTCGGGCTTTCAAAAAAGCGAGTGCAAAGTTACATAATTTATCGGGAATTTTCGCTTTACTCTAAAATTCATTATCCCTATGAAGTTAAAATAAACACATAGCGAAAAAGTAATTTTTGGTAAAGTGTAGATAATCAGCTGATATATCGTTTGTTACTTCCGAGCCGCAATACTCCGTATCGCTGAAAATTCTCCAATAGGGCAAGGGGCAAGCCCCTCTGCACACCCCGTCGAGGACGGTATTTCGCCGCCCTCAAAGATAGTTAGATTTATTGTTTCACAAGCCAAAAAAGAAAGGAAGGATATATGGGTTTCGTAGTTTTACACATGGAAAAGGCGCACGGCAGCGACAGCGGAACGACCGCACATATCGAGCGTTTCATCATTCCGAAGAACGCCGACCCCACATGTACCCACCTAAACCGCAGTCTCATCGAATACCCCGACGGGGTGAAAGACCCCACGGACGGGACGAGACTGGTTCTTGCCATTGACCGAAAGCCCATTGTCGAGTGGTTCAAAGAGCAATTCGACAAGCTACGGCAGAGCATACACCGACCTATACAGCCGCAAAGGAAAGGCAGGGGAATGAAGATATAACCGTTTTATCTTGCTGGAAAACAATAAAAAGTGCTGTTCATAATGCCTTATGAATGGCACTTTTTATATATTTGCACACAAAATAAGGATAGAGCAAATAAAAGTAAATACAGAATCGTAAAATTTGACAGATATGAAAACACAAAAATTAGAAATACTGATATTATTCCTCTGTATATTCGGCTTTATAGGCTGTGATAACAAAGATGAAGAGGGTGAGAAAGTGACAGACTACAAGGAATATTCTCTAACCATTGCATCAAAGAAGATACCCGGTGTTTGTTGGTCAGACGGATTTAATTATTTATCTGATGTATATGCTGTAAAGAAAGAAAATGCCCAAGAATGGGAGAGCCTTGGAGTCATTGATAAATTTGAGTTTGAGAAAGGATATGAATATAAGGTAAAAATCAGTGAAACAAATTATTTGGATTATAGCATGGAAAATCCCGCATGGACGGAATATGAACTACTTGAAATAATATCTAAAAATAGGAAAGATTCAGAAAATTTGCCTTTACATTTTATCCCTAAATCATACTACGAGAATGTACAGCTTCCTAAATACAAATATGTAGTAGATGCAGATAATAATCAAAAACTTATTGAAGAAGAATTGGAAAAAGAATCTCTTATTCCTTTGGATTTTCACTATATATTTTGGCGGAGCGAAGACAAATTCCTAAGATGTATTGCAATAAAAGACGATAATAATACACTGGGACCGTGTATTATAAAAAACGAAAACAAAGCTCCGGAAGAAATGCCAGAATCTTACAAATTACTTCCTCCAGAGGGAAATGTGTTTGGTTATGGAAAATGGACTTTTTCAGATGAACAGGGAAATGAAACGAATTATCTTTCATTTGATGTGTTTATGGGTCGTTCTGCTAAATCAAGAAACGTAGATTTAACTCCCGATGTAGCTTATCTTTATAAAGACCTTTCTGAATACTACAAAAATAAATATCCGCAAGCCGGAGTAAAAACAGTTGTGGTTTCTTATGCCGTTTCTATTAAATAACATAAAATCCTCAGCGAGCATCAATTATCCTAATTATCATTGCAACTATTATAAGAATCTATTAATATGAGAACTATAGAATTAAGCATAAAAAAACGTATGAAAAGAATGAATTTGACCGCTTTATTGTTAAGCAGTGTCTGTTTGTTATGCCAACCCCTTCAAGCCCAACAGAGCATTGATGCTTGTGACGGTCGTACTTATAAAGTAGGCGACACGCTCCGTATTGGCGAACCATTGCCTTCGGGCTATCTATTTATTAGGCAGCTAAACGCCAATAATCAATTCGACAGTCTGGATCCGAAAAACTCAACCGGACGGACTGCCGTCATTACCGACATACCTACTTACCAGCCCGAACTCTATCAACAGTTCGGCATTTACCAACAGCCGGAAACGCCCCAAATAGTCTTTGCCGAACAAGGGGATTTCAAGATCGGCGTATATCTAAACATGGCTTTAAGCAAAGGAAACATCATGTCCGGACATCATGTTTCCCTTATGAATGGAGCTGTTGACCTTACCCCAGCTATCTTGTTCGCCTACGCACATAAGCTTTACGGCAAACCTATCGACACAACATCAGTTGAAACCTATGCCTCTCTCCGTGCTCCCAAACAATATGCAGAAGCAGCCAATGACCCGTTTGTACTGGAAGAACTCCGTACAACATACCGGAAAAAACTGGAACAAGCTGTAGCAAAGGCAGATTTCAATAAAGTGTTCCGTATCAAATGTTTCTCGGAACTCCAAATGTATGACATTAATCAACAGCATTTTCCGATTTCGGGCTTAACGTGTGTCGATGTGGAAACCAAGCAGAACAGAGAATTATCCCAACAAGGTTATTGCTTATGGGGAACTTGTGCCTTTCATTTCACTAACGCTCCGTCATTTACCACCCTGCCTTGCAAAAAAAACATTGCCCAAGGCATCTATACCATGCGTAAAATGACCTCGGCGACCTTGCCACCAACAGCTACCCTATATGTATATGTGCGCATCCTCCAACAGCCAGTATCACTTCCTGATAAACGTACCATGGTGATGCGTCCCGGAACCTCATTCGATTTCGAGTGGTCAACACTCCGTAAAGCATACGGTCAAAAAGCTTTGAACATGGAAATTGTACAAACAGACGGTTATTATAATGTCTTCCCTTATAACATACAAGAAGTGACATACAATTATCTTGGTACACAAACGTTACCTGAAAAGAACAATAAATAGTAATATGAAACTAAAAAATATCATTCTGACTACATTGGTAACAATCGCCCTGACATCATGTTATACATCCAGTCGAATAAGTAAATTCAGCTCTGAAAATATAAAATTGGTATAGATAAAATCTTTTCATAAAAAGATATGGAAAGCCTTTTAATAAGGAAATATCCTATATACAAGACAATCAAGAGAAAGAAAAACTCTTCTATAAAGAAGAATTAAACAAAGGTACATGGTATATTATAACAACAGCTTTTACTTTTATTGATGATAAACTTATAAAGCAAGAGGTTGTAAAAGAAGAAAGGACTTTTCAAAAATGTGATTGTAATAAATAATAAGTAATACCTTTGCTGACAGTATTGATATAAAAAAACTATTACACGATGGAAAAGAAAATTGTACTCATCACCGGAGCCTCCTCCGGAATAGGGGAAGGCTGTGCTCGCAAGTTTGCCATGAACGGTTACCGGCTTATACTCAATGGCCGTAATGTGGAGAAACTGAATGCTGTAAAGAAAGAATTGGAAGAAAAATTCGGAGCCGATGTGTATCTGCTTCCTTTTGATGTCCGCGATAGGCAGGCTGCTTGTGCCGCCCTCGAATCCCTTCCGGTGGAGTGGAAAGCGATAGACATACTGATTAACAATGCCGGACTCGTCATCGGAGTAGACAAGGAGCACGAGGGTAATCTCGACGAATGGGATGTGGTGATTGATACAGACGTGAAAGCGCTTCTCGCTATGACCCGCCTCGTAGTTCCCGGCATGGTGGAGCGCGGACGCGGTCATGTCATCAACATGGGGTCTATTGCCGGAGACTACGCTTATCCGGGCGGCAGTGTGTACTGTGCCTGCAAAGCCGCCGTCAAGGCCCTTTCCGACGGACTCCGCATCGACTTGGTGGATACTCCGGTACGCGTGACGAACGTCAAGCCCGGACTGGTGGAAACCAATTTCTCTGTCATCCGTTTCCGTGGCGACCGGGAGGCGGCTGACAATGTATATAAAGGTATACGCCCGCTGACCGGTGACGATATAGCCGAAGTGGTTTATTTTGCCGCTGCCGTCCCCGAGCATATCCAGATTGCGGAAGTGCTGGTGATGCCTGCCAACCAGGCTACCGGGACAATTGTCAGCCGGAAATAGAATTTGTATAAGAATATGATAAAATGATACTATTTTATCTTCGGGGAAACGTCTACATTTGCCCACAGCTAAATGATTATAGAATCTAAACAAGAAAAGCATGAATTTTAAGAAACGAACAAATTTCCTTTTTGGAGCACTGCTGCTGACCGGCAGTTTGTTGGCTCAAAACGTATGTGTATCCACTCCGAAAACCTCTTTGGTGCTTTCGGCTCCTGAAGGCGGTACACTGAGACACTTGTATTATGGTAACAGACTTTCTGAAACCGATTTGCTGAATATTGCCACGGCAGAAGCAGGCCACACGGCCTATCCCGAATATGGATTGAATACCCCCGTGGAGACGGCTCTCGCTGTGAAGCATGCTGACGGTAACATGACCCTCCAGCTTGAAGTGCTGAATGTGACTACCGAGAAGGAAGGAAATGCCGTGACGACTGTCGTGGCGCTGAAAGACAAAGTGTATCCCTTTTTTGTCAATGTCTGCTACCGAGCCTGGCAAGATGCCGACGTGATAGAATCTTGGACTGAAATTTCTCATCAGGAGAAGAAGCCGGTAGTGCTCAATCAGTTCGCCTCCGGCTATCTGCCCATTCGCCGCGGCGATGTGTGGCTCTCCCATCTCTCTGGTTCCTGGGCCAATGAGGGCTTTTTGACGCAGGAACCTCTCACTCCGGGCATGAAGGTTATCAAGAATAAGGACGGTGTGCGAAATTCTCATACCGACCATGCGGAAGTGATGTTCTCCCTTGACGGCCGTCCGCAGGAGAACATGGGTAACGTGATTGGCGCAGCCCTCTGTTACAGTGGTAACTACAAACTCCGCATCGAGACGCATGATGATGAATATCACCATTTCTTTGCCGGAATCAACGAAGAGAACTCTGTTTATTCCTTGAAGAAGGACGAGCTTTTCCGCACTCCCGAACTTGCCCTGACTTATAGTAACGAGGGATTGAGTGGCAGCAGCCGTAACTTCCACCGCTGGGCGCGTCTGCACAAGTTGGCACACGGCACTACTCCCCGTAAGATTTTATTGAACAGTTGGGAAGGCGTGTATTTCGACATCAACCAGCAGGGTATGGACCAAATGATGGCGGACATCGCCTCCATGGGCGGCGAATTGTTCGTGATGGACGATGGCTGGTTTGGCGACAAATATCCCCGTAAGAACGACAGTTCATCACTCGGCGACTGGGTGGTGGACAAGAACAAGCTTCCGGACGGTGTCAAAGGGCTGTTGAGTGATGCCAAAAAGCGCGGCATCAAGTTCGGTATCTGGATTGAGCCGGAGATGGCAAACACCACTAGCGAACTTTACGAACAACATCCGGATTGGGTGCTCAAAGCTCCCGAACGCGACCTCGTACTGGGACGCGGCGGTACGCAGGTGGTGCTCGACCTTGCCAATCCTGCCGTACAGGACTTCGTGTTCGGTGTTGTTGACAATCTGATGACTTCTTATCCTGAGATAGACTATATCAAATGGGATGCCAATATGGCTGTCATGAACCACGGTTCCCAATACCTGACCAAAGAAAATCAGAGCCACATGTATATAGAGTATCATCGCGGCTTTGAGAAGGTGTGCCAGCGCATCCGTGCCAAATACCCCGACCTTACCATCCAGGCATGTGCCAGTGGCGGTGGCCGTGCCAACTACGGAGTGCTGCCTTACTTCGACGAGTTCTGGGTGAGCGACAATACCGATGCCCTGCAACGTGTCTATATGCAGTGGGGAACTTCCTATTTCTTCCCCGCCATAGCCATGGCATCGCACATCAGTGCCGCCCCTAACCATCAGACATTCCGTACCATCCCTCTGAAGTACCGCATCGATGTGGCTATGAGTGGCCGTCTGGGTATGGAAATCCAACCCAAGAACATGACAGAAGAGGAAAAGGCGCTTTGCAAGAATGCCATTGCCGAGTACAAGACCATTCGTCCCGTGGTACAATTGGGAGATATCTACCGCTTGATATCCCCTTATGACAAGCAGGGTGTGGCTTCATTAATGTACGTGGCTCCAGAGAAGGATAGGGCAGTCTTCTATTGGTGGAAGACGGAACACTTCTGTAACCAGCATCTGCCGCGTGTGAAGATGGCCGGTCTCTGTGCCGACAAGCAATACCGAGTACATGAGCTGAACCGCATAGATAATGTTCCCTTGAACTACGAAGGAAAGGTCTTCAGTGGTGCCTACCTTATGGCAAACGGGCTGGAGATTCCATACAACCATAGGGTGGACTACCACAAGCAGAACGACTATTCGAGCCGTGTGCTTTATCTGGAAGAGGTGAAATGACGTGAACAAAGGTGAGGTTTAGTCGCGTAAAGGTGAACTTGAGCAGTGTAAAGGTGAGGTTGATGGGTACAGTTGGTACAGTGGGTACAGCGGTCCTTTTGCCTCACACACGCATGTATATAAATAATGTACGCGTTATAAAGCAATGTACATAAGCGCATGTGTGTGAAGCAGAAGAGACGCTGTACCTACTGTACCAATTGTACCACTGTTTGGATGTCCAATCTTTTCTTTTCGTGGTAAGATGGAAACATAAAAAAGTCCTACAATACGTTGATATTGTAGGACTTTTTTATGTTTGTAGCCTTCTGGCTTTTTTCTCTGTGAACCGCTTGGGATTAAATTATGAAATTTATTTATTTGATTATTAGAAAATTATCTGATTTAATTTGGCAAGGGTATCACATTAGTATCTTTTTTATGGCCTCCAGCTTCTTTTCCGCATCGTATCTGTCGTCAATCATTTCTCCTTTTCCGGTGCATAGCCACTTAATGTTAAGCATAGGGAATGCCTCAGAAATACGGGCAATGCTATCACTGCCTATGTTCCCTTTAGTTTTCCCTCCTCTGTCCGAACAATTAATGTAATTATTGGACAGACCGCAATAAGCCTCGAATGAATTGAATCCTTTTACTAACTTAAGTTCTTCCCTTGCATATTGGGCGAATATTTTCAGCCGGTCTATCGCTCTTTCGTTGTGTTCTGATTCCTTTTCCATTTATCAGGTTTTTGTTTAAATCGCGCAGATTGAATGCGCTGCCACTGTCCGTGTTGTGCTTTTCATCACATAAAACAATCTGCATCCTAAATAAGATTCTTGCAATTTCCATTTTTTCTTCCATGATGCTATCTACAGCAGCCTTTAGTCTTTTTTTTAGGTTTTCCATATTATTGTTCCGGCTTTTGTGTGATAACATTTGGCTTTTGCCCATTGTTTATGACTAGGCAGGCTTTTTAGAAGGGTCTTTAAGCTCTTCAATTTCTGAAAGTTGCTTATTTATTATTTTCTTTAACACTTTTATAGTGTCTTGTGCATCTTCGAGTTGGCTTACTGCTATTTCCAAGTCCTTTTTTGTGTCATTTTGCTCCTTGTTTAAAATAATGTTAACTTTTGAACTTTCAGATTGTAAGCCTTCTTCAAAAAATATGCTTCCTCTTCCCGTCAATATATATCCGGGATTTATATTCTTGTACTGTGAGCATACATAGCTTACGACATCTATTTGTATGCTGTTTCTCCCATTCCTTGCATTGGAAAGTTTTTGTTGGGTCAAATTTGGAATCTCCTTGCATAAAGAGGCTCCGCTTATACCGACTTTGTCAAGTACTTCAAAAAACCTTTTTGTGACATCATCCATAATTTTCACTTTTTTATTTTGTTGTACAGAAAATATGTACTACATTTGCCGTCGTAACAAGTACGAGATGTTACCAGACATTGATTAAACATTCTCCTTATGGAGTTTATATATGATTGCCTCGTAGTAGCTCGTACCTATTACGGGGCTTTCTATTTAAAGCCAGTTATACAATCGGTTATTGCATGCTTTCCATGGATTGGATACAGCAGGGCTATCGGGGAAAATACGTTCGACCAATAACAGATTTAAAACAACCTTCCGAAGCTTCACGGTGAAAGCCCGTGAGGGGATGCACGAAAGAAGGCAGTCGATTGAAATAAGCAGACTGGTGCGCAGGTGCAGGTTACGGGATAACCAATTCTGTAAAAGCTGAAAGCCGAGATTGGAAGCACCCAATTCAGAGCCGATGGGGTCGATACCTAACTTATACTGGTGATTTACCATCGAATTATCCCTGAACCGTTAGAGAGAAAAACCGCTCTCTACGGGTAAGGGGATGATTCACTCAAAAATCAACGTTCCTTCAAACCTGGTAATTTACAAGTTAATATAAAGTATATAATTTATTGAATAAATAATAACATATATATTTTTAGATGCTGATACTATTAACTGATTGTCTAATAAATAAAATAATGGATTATGAAATACTCAAAACAAGACAAGGAGTATATGCAAAAGCTCAAGGAGGCTTTTGCCGATATGCAGGAAATACCTTTTCGTGAGTTGAAAATGTCAAAAGAGCGTTTTTCTCAATTATCGAACACGTATGAAAAAATTAGCGATTCAGAAGAGTTGAAAGATTTTGCTTTCATATCTACCCATCCATACGTGCGTGATTATTACATTTCATCTTGCGGTAATCTTCTGTTGTCTGAAAAACTGTCTTTGTTGACGAAAGAGATAAGTTCTATAAAAGAAACAAGTTTTACTGAAAACCTCGTAGGGTCTATTAATTGCATTTCAAATAGCATACAGAGAATATATGATTTTTTGTTATTTAATAAATGCAAACTTGAAATAAGGCATATCATTAAGATAAAGCCCTCTTTGACCGTTCATTTATATCTTTCCATTATATCGCTTTCATTGTTGGTTGTAGCAATATGCCTTGCTGTAAAAAGTGTATATCCATAGTTTTATTATGGAATAAAGGCTGTATAACCGATTGTAAACATTTCAAAGACCAATTTTAGACCTATTTTTTATGCCTTGGCTAAACATGTTTTATAACATACATATTTTCTGTACTTTTTCTTTTGAGTACAAAATATATGTACTATCTTTGCGGTGTTGTTAGAACGACAGAACGACAACAACAAGGCATAAAAAAAATAGGAGCAACTATAAAAGCCGCTTTTACTATATCCGAAGGCAAATATAGTGGTTTTCTATTAAAAAACAAAGATAATGTAGAAAATTTACATAAAGAAAGAATATGAAAGTAACAAGAGAAGAAGTTTCGAAGATAAAGCCAGGGAGTTCTCTTACCGTATGGCTGTCAAATTACAACGAATGTGACTCTGCGAGAGCAACTGCTTACAGAACGGCTTTGGCAATTCCAAGACCGGATGTAGAGAGATATAAGGTGGAAATTGATACCAAAACTTTCAAGGTTACTATAACCGCAATCGAAAAGAAATGAACCGTTCAGAGGCAAGAGCAGTCGCTGAGGAGTTGTACAAGCTTATGCGTAATGACGTGAAAAGACTTGTAAAGGAAGCTGTTGAAGAGGAAACTTCTGAATGGCTTGGTGCCCGTGAGGCTGCGGAATTACTCGGTTGGTCTCTGGGAACTTTATACAACCGTATAGACACCGTTCCTCATAGCAAGAGTGGGAGAGTGCTTCGTTTCAAGAAGTCATCATTGATAAAACTTCTCGAAAGATGAAATCAAGGGATTACAATCTTGTAGTTGACGGCAGATACAACCACAGAGCCATCATGCAGCTTGCCTTTGCCTACTCCAGAAGGAACAAGTCACTCCGGTGGTACTCCTTCGGGCACGCGTTGAGGGAGGCTTGGGCTGATGCTAAGATAAAGATGGACGAATACACCGCTTCCCTTGTCGGCAGGGAACCTATAGGCAGGAAATGCAATAGCCATGATATAGGATACGCGATGCTCGGCTGGCGATACGAGCATGTAGACATGAATCTTTAGAACATTCCCGTGGTCGGATTGAACGGCTTCCGGTAGCGAGGACCGGACGGGAGCACTTGATAGGTCTTTGACGTATTGATGTAGAGATTTAGAATGCAAGTCTTCTTGATACTGTATTCTAATCCTAATGTAATCAAGAAATTATGGGTAGCGGAAACGCCGTAATCCCATATGGGCTTGATTTTTTCAAAGAATTAATACTGTATCCAAGTCTTTAGGGGTAAGTAATGACGGATTAGGCAACCGACACGCAGTATGAATGAGGTCACAATGACAACATAAGCGTCCGATACAGTCTTAAATCGGTATAAAGTATGCGGTGGTAATGAAAGGCGACCGTACACGCTTATCAATATATCTCCCCTCCCGTCAAATTCGGGTATGCTGAAAGGCTAAACACGCATTGTTGCGTTGAGGGCGAGCAACACTTATTAATCTTTTAAATATATAGAATTATGATTGGGAAAAAAGTTATTATCCGCGCTGATAAAGCGGGCGTATTTTACGGAGTATTGAAAGAAAAGAATGGCAGTGAAGTTACATTGACAGACTGCCGAAGATTGTGGTGTTGGTATGGGGCTGCATCTATCAGCCAATTGGCAGTAGAAGGGACAAAACGCCCTAATGATTGTAAATTCACATTGGCCGTGCCGATAATTTCAATTTTAGGAGTTATTGAAATAATACCTTGTACAGACGAAGCAATAAAATCCATTGAGGAGGTAGACGTATGGAAGAACAGATAAAGCTATTTCCTGGCGATGGCTATGGCTATGGCTCTGGCGATGGCGATGGCGATGGCGATGGCGATGGCTATGGCTATGGCTCTGGCTATGGAATTAAAACATTCAATGGGGACAATGTATATATCATCGATGGTATTCCTACAATTATCAAGCATATTCATGACAATGTAGCTAAAGGATATATACTGAACGGTGACTTTACATTGACTGAAACATTTGTTGCCAAAGAGAATGGGAAATTCTCTCATGGAGAGACATTGCATGAGGCCTTTGCTTCACTTCAAGAAAAATTGTATGACGATTCAACCGAGGAGGAAAGACTAGAAGCTTTTAAAAAGCATTTTCCAGACTTTACTAAAAAGGTATCGGCTAAAGAATTGTTCCATTGGCATCATGTGTTGACCGGTTCGTGCAAGCAAGGAAGGTTGGCATTCTGTATCAATAAGGGTATAGACATTGATAAGGATGCTTACACCGTACATGAGTTTATAGAGTTGACTCAAGATTCTTATGGCGGTGATATAATCAGAAAATTGAAGTAATTATGTAATTATCCCGTGGTCCTCCATAGATGTTGGAGGGCAGTAAGGCTACCACCGGAACGCCCACGGGAGCATGAATGATTGAAGTTAGAGTTTAGGTTTTGTCCGGTCGGTTTGAGAAAATAGACCGGACTCTTTTTTAGGAACATCAATTAAAAACAATATAACATGAAGAAAATTACAGAAATGACCGAGCAAGAAATTCTTGCGTTGACGGAGGAAGATGTACAGAAGATGATTAAGTTCCGCATGATGGAGAAAGGTATTAAAATTATGGATAAGCCGAAAGTTCCCGAATTGTTTGAGATTGAGCCTGCGGATTTGAAAGTTTATATCATTCCATTTCTTGAAGGATTCGCTTTTCTAGACATAGAAGAGGCTAATGCGGTTTCAGAAGCATTATTAAATGCAAAAACTCTTCATAAAGTTGAATATGATTGGAATAAAATGGGAAGTGATTACAAGTATCTTGTTAAAAAAGAGAAATACACCTATTCCAGTAGCCCAGATTTTTCTGTCAATTTAAATTTTGTGTACACAAATGAACTATATAACAAAATTTCCGGCTTTGCCACACAAAACAAAGTGATGAAAGAGCAGGCTAGAAAGGACCAAAAGGAATACGATGCCCTTCTAAGAGAATCTTCGGAAATTGTTTCAGAAATATGCGAACGAGTAGAGGAGGTCAGAGGGAAATTTGATAGATTGAACCGGCTTGCTTACAAATTTGCCACAGACTATTATCCCCTTTCCGACCATAACGAGGACATGGCAATAAAGTTCATGGCTAAGGCCTATGATTTGAATGAAGATGATAAAGAATACATTCTGGCAGAATATAGGAAGCATTTAGAGAAAGAATAACATGAGAAAGATAAATTGCTATACGGTATTATTCACCTTTTGCCTATTGTATGCAATAGTATTGCTGGTAAGGTCGGTAGCCGTAACCAATGTGGGGCAAGTGTTCCCTGCATTCATGTTCTCCCTGATGGCATCCCTTTCGTGCCTTGGGATATACATCACTTACAATGAGTGATTGCGCTTAGAAAATAATGTTAGTATTTGTTCGTGCCGTTCAATCTGCGAAGACGGGCGGCCATCCGGGATATTAGCTCAGAGGCAGAGCGGTGCATGGTATTGGTATTTGTAGTTTTGTCATGGTATTATTTAAAGGTTCATGCACAGGTCACGGCGTTCAAGTCCCGTATATCCCACAAACCAATTATTTAATTTATATTATTATGAGTACAACTCTTCCAGCATTGAAATCAATGCTCAGCAATGACAGCGTAAAAGCACACTTTAGGGAAATACTTGGTGCAAAAGCCCCAGGATTCATAAGTTCCATTCTCTCAGTAGCAAACAGCAATGCCCTGCTTCAAAGAGCAGAGCCGCAATCGGTCATGAATGCCGCAGTCATCGCAGCTACATTGGATTTGCCTATTAATCCAAATCTGGGATTCGCCTACATTATTCCTTATGGTAATTCCGCACAGTTCCAGATGGGATATAAAGGTATGATTCAATTGGCCATGCGTAGCGGTCAATACAAGACAATAAACGTTACCGAAGTCTACGAGGGAGAAATAAAGAACGAGAATCGTTTTACCGGAGAATACATATTTGGCGAAAAGGTATCTGATAAGATTGTTGGTTATATGGCCTACTTCTCCCTCACAAACGGCTTCGAAAAATACATGTACATGAGCCGCGAAGAGTGTGAAAAGCATGGGAAAAAATTCTCTCAGACCTATAAAAGAGGCGGTGGTCTTTGGGCTACGGACTTCGATTCAATGAGCAAGAAAACTGTTTTAAAAATGCTTATCTCCAAATACGGTATTCTAAGCATTGATATGCAACGTGCACAGACTTTCGACCAAGCCGTAATAAAGGACAATTTGGTTGAAAAGGATATTGATGAAGCGGAAATATCATACGATGACAACCCGGACAATGCAGACGCTAAACGTAATGCCATGAAAGAAGCATTGCAAGAAGCGGAAGTTGTGGATGAAAGCACCGGAGAACTTTTTAATCAAGAGGCTCAATGATAGAACAAGGCTCAAGTGAATGGTTAAAGCAACGGTTGGGTAAAATAACGGGTAGTCGCATCGGAGACCTTATGACTAGCGGAAAGAAAGGGGAAATGTTCGGGAAGACAGCCCTTTCCTATATATATGAAGTGTGCGCAGAGAGAGATTTGTTGCAGAAATACATCGATGACGATTATCTGTTTGATATATACCAACAGCAAGTAAGCATCAACAACAAGTTTATAGAGTTCGGACACGATAATGAGGACTTTGCGGCAGAACGTTACCAGCTTGTTACAGAGTGCAAACTTGAAGAGTGTGAAAGCATTCAGCACCCGACAATTTCTCACTTTTCCGCTTCTCCAGACCGTATAGCAGTTAAATACGGGTTAAGAAAGGTAGTAGAAATAAAGGTTCCACTGCCGAAAACATTCATGGAATACATGGCAGAGGTTAAGGATAACGAAACTCTGAAAGCTGTTAATCCTAAATATTTTTACCAAGTGCAATCGGAAATGGCGTGTACGGGATTGGACAAGGCTGATTTTGTCGTTTTCTGCCCTTTCTTGAAGCATAACATTCACATTGTAGAGATAACAAGGGATGAAGCTGTAATAGCCGAATTTGAGAAGCGTATAACGGCTGCAAATGAAATTATTAATCAAATACTTAAAAAGAAATGAATTTAACCGGAAGCATAGATTTGCTGAAGCTTGAAAAGGCAGGCATAGCAACAATCAGAAATAAGAAGTGTATCGTTATCCCGATAGAAGAAAACGATTTGTACGTAAGCATCGGCGATGACCTAAAAGCGAAAGCCGTCTATCTTGGCATTAATATTAATGAGCGTAGGGAGCCGAGTAAATACGGTGAAACTCATTACTGCAAGCAATCATTATCAAAAGAATATCAAGAAGCACACAAATCAGAATCGGAGGCAAAGGGGAAAATTTATATCGGCGGTCTTAAGCCTTCCAAGTTTCAGGGTTCAAGCAATGCGGTTGCTTCCGTGGAAGCTCCGAATGAACAGATTGAAGATGACGACCAACTTCCTTTTTAATTTATAAGGTTTAATTAATTCAATGAAACTCACTCTGACAAAACAAGAAGCGCTTCTCCTGCAAAAGCTGCTTTACTCCTACAAGGAATGCCTGCCCGATGGAACGACGGAGAAGCACGGACGTTTTGTAGGGAAGCTTAACAAGAAAATCAAAAGACAAATTTTAAAACAGAACAATAATGTACTACGAACTAAAGCTGAAGGTCAACAAGACCAATGACAAAGGAGAAGAAAAGGAAGTAAAAGAACACTTCATTACAGACTGTGAACTGTTTGCAGAAGCGGAAGCCAAAGGTCTTGAACAGTACGCATCCGACAATATGGAATGCGATGTTTTCTCCATATCACGTTCAAATATTATTGAGATAGTCAATGAAAAGACAGAAGACAAACCGTTTTTCAAGGCTACCATTGTAGATACCCAGCTTGATGAGAACGGTAAGGAGAAAGAGTTGAAATACTATAATCTGGTTTGTGCGAAAGATGTAAAGGAGGCAAACACTTTGATGGAGCAACACCTTGCACAAGGTTTGTCAGACATGAGATTGGATGCCATTGTTAAAACAAAGATAATCGACTTGATATAATGGAAGAGTTTATTTCAGACTGGTTCATTCCGATGGACTTCGGCAACGATATGCCGGAAGAAATGCCGGACGGTGAAGATAATTTCAATTTCGACTAAACTTTTTGTTCAACCTGCCTGCTCGGTCTGTGAAGATAGGGAGGGCGAATATGGGGCGTAAGCACTGGCTGTGTTCCTTATTATGGATAAGTGCACAATATACATTGTAAGGGCTTGTTGATTTATGAAGCTTCAATCGGCAAGTTAATCATGATTGCTGGCACTGCCCAATTATGGTTTGGTGGGTTCGATTCCCCTACGCCCCTCATAAATGTGAGCCACACATAAATGGCATGGGTTAATAAATAATGGTTGTGCCCTGGAGAATACGCTTCGGGGCTTTTAATAGAACATAATATTGCAAATATGAAGCCTTACATCATAACTTCCATGTCCCTAATCACGTATAGCGGCAGGAAGATACCTCTCGAAATAGTCGAGAGCCATATACTGACAAAGCCTTTGAAGGCAATCAAGGAGAAGCTGCTTGACGCTTTCTCCACGATGATAGACAAGCCGGTGAATATTGAACTTAAAATAAAGCATATATGATATATGACAAACAGATAATAAGAGGCAAGATACCAAGTAAATCCAATTGTTACAAGATTGTCACATTATCCGGTCATGGTTCTTTGGCAAAGCAGAGGGTTCTTAAAGAGTATGAAAAGACTTTTTATGTACAGTGCGGACTTAGAGACAAAAACATCAAAGGGTTCTTTAAGATAAATGTGGACGTGTATCACGAAAACTTGCGTCCCGACCTTGACAACGCTTTCAAAATTTTACTTGACTGCCTGCAAGGATGCAAAGCCATAAAGAACGACCGCCAGTGTGTGGAAATCCACGCGCGCAAATTGGTTGACAAACTCAATCCAAGAATAGAATTTGTAATTGAGGAAGTTGAATTATAAAATAATAGACAATTTGAAAGATGCATGATAAAAGATAGTTTTAAAGTTCCTTCAATCAAAGAAGTTGCCAAAGAGATAGAGCATATACCGAAATGCCCAAGAAGCGGAGAGATAAACATTTTGCATTTGTATATGGAAAGAAAACATTTATCTATTTCCAACAATTACAGCAGTAAAGAAAATGGCAGAAAAAGCAAAAAAGAAATCTTTCATTTTTAATGTTGAATGGCAAGAGATACTATTAGGTTACCCATCGGAGGTCAGACTTGAAGTGTACGATGCAATTATTGAGTATGTTGCGTCGGGGACAATTTTGGAGCTGAAACCAATGGCTAAAATGGCATTCTCCTTCATTAAAAAAGAAATAGATTACAATACCTGCAAGTACAATGATATTGTGGCAAAACGAAGCGAAGCAGGAAAAAAAGCAATGAATAAACGCTACAATAAAGTTGCAACAAGTCTAACAAATGATAGCAAATCTAACAAATGTTATCAAGTTGCAACAAATCTAACAAATGATAGCAAATCTAACAAATGTTATCAAGTTGCAACAAATCTAACTGTTAATGATAATGATAATGATAATGTTAATGAATCTCCTTACGGAGATAAAGTAGATGCTTTTCTCCCGGAAATATCAGACAAGCCTCTGAAAGAATGTTATGAGGAATTATCCGCCAATAATTCATGGATAGAGACTGTCGTAATGAACAAGAGGTCTGCCGGACATCCGGACTTTACCCTGCAATATTTCCAAGAATATCTCAAAAAATTCTTTGAAAAACTTCAAAATGAGGGAGAAATCCGTAAAAGCCCTAAAGACAGCATGGCTCATTTTGTCAGGTGGCTGGATATTGAACTCGGGAAATCCAAAACGGACATGTATAAGGCAGCGAACGAACAGTTATTGTTGTCTGTCAAAGAGGACAAGAAAGGGTACTACCAATTCTTGTCGTACATCAAGAGGCAAGCTCCGTATTGTTTTTCAAATATGCGGCTGCCTACCGAGGAAGAGTTCTTGCTACTACGGGGCAAATACGGGAATGAGATGTTTAAAAGCGCATTGCGCACAATTGAAGGCAGGTCAGACATACGTTCTAAATGGGATGTTTTGTATTATGCCGTCTTAAAACAATTCGAATATCAAAATGGAAGTTAATATACAATTACGTGACGAGGAAGCAGAGAAAATTGTTCTCGGCACTATCATTGCAGAACGTGACGCGATAGAGCAAGTAAGGGACATTCTTTCAGAAGAGTGCTTCTATAACCATTTCCATGCGGAAATATACAAGGCGATACTTCAAGTTGTATCATCGGGAAATAGGGCTGACCTTATTTTCGTCAAGAGTAAGCTGGAAGAGAACGGAGTGAAATTTGACATAGTTGAATACATGAAGATTGTATCCTGCCATACTTTCGATTTGTATCAATACGCCTCGAGACTCCATGACTTGCGTATACGAAGGGCATTCTACTCCATTGGGCAGTACCTTGTATCCAACTCATATACGGAAGCCGAAGACATTGAAGATGTCGCAAAAAAGGTCAATGACGACATGGCTTCGTTGTTCAAATCAAGCAGTACTACAATTTCTTCGATAAATGAAGGGATTGAAAATGTGTACAAAATGATTAACGAAAACCTATCCGGCAGTAAGCCGCTTACTGGAACTCCGACGGGATTTGAGAAGATAGATTCCAAATCCGGAGGATTGCAGAAGTCTGATTTGATAATTGTCGCAGGTGAAACCTCACAAGGGAAAACGAGCCTTGCTGTGTCTATGATGCGAAATGCGAGCATTTCGGATGCAAAGATAGCCATGTATTCGATGGAGATGAAAAAAGAGCAAATTGCGGCTCGTATTCTCTCTATGGAAAGTGGAGTATCATCCAATCAAATCATGTATTCAAGGCTTACCGATTCACAGATACAAGCTATTGACAAAGGAATCGGAAATATAATCGGTAAAGGCATATACTTTGACGATAGAAGCACATCAAACATAGACACCATCATTTCGTCTATCCGGTACATGAAACTGAAGCATGATATTGATGGCGCGATAGTGGATTATCTGCAAATCCTCAATGTCAACATGAAGGGGGCCAACAAGGAGCAGCAGATGGGTGACGTGGCAAGGCGTTTGAAGAACTTGGCCAAGGATTTGGATATTTGGATTATCGCCCTTTCCCAGCTCAATAGGGACAAGGACAACCCGGTACCTTCCCTTGCAAGGTTACGGGATAGCGGACAGATAGCTGAAGCAGCCGATGTGGTTATGCTGATATACCGCCCGGAAGTCAAGGGGAAAAACTATCCGGAGGAGTTTTCCAATGTAAGTACAAAAAACACCGCAATGATAGATATTGCTAAGGGACGTAATATTGGCATTATGAAATTCATATGTGGGTTTAATCCTTCTACGACGATGTTTTATAATCTTGATTCGGTTCCCGTTTTTGGGAGCACCACTTCTGAAATGGTAGATGAAAATCCATTCTGATATGGCAAAGAAAAAAGATATACCACCTGCACCCGTCCGCTGCCGCCAATGCTCATACTCCAGAGATTTCGTAGATAACTCTTGTCTATGCAAGGCCAAGGACCATAGGGTGTGCGCATGTAACCGGTATGGGAGGATATGTGACAAATTCAACAAAAGATGATTTTATGGACATAGAACTTGAAAAGAAAATAGAATTATTGGAATGGCAGCGTGACAACGCACTGCGCCTGCGCTGCCCGTTTGCCCGTTGGTGGCAAAGAAGTACCAGCGAATGATTGATGAACTTGCAAGAAAAAGCAGAAACAATGAAACCAAAGAAAGATTTGATTAAAGCTGCCGAGGCTGATGGCAGCATAGACAGATTGAACAGCCTCCTTTCAGCCGCACACATACTGAACTGTGAAGCCAACATGCTGGTGGAGGAAGCGGCAGACCTGATGAACGCCAAAGGGTTACTACTCGGAAATTTGAAAAGGCTTCATAACAGCTTTGTCAAGAGCGCCGACATGTACTTTCTGGAATTCTCCTCACTCGTAGAGACAGAGAAATCGAAGATGGATATGTTCAGGGACATGGACGACTTCGACGCCAAGTTTCGCGAGTGGGCAAAATTACCGTCTGATTGGAAACCTAAAGAATCAGAAGTATGAGTGAAAGATTAACACATGGCTCTCTGTTCAGCGGCATTGGCGGTCCAGAAATAGCTGCTGAAATGATGGGCTGGAAAAACGTGTTCCATTGCGAGATAAACCCGTTCGGGAGAAAGATACTTGATTATTGGTTTCCAAACAGCAAAAGTTATGAAGACATCACGAAAACAGATTTTAGAGAATGGCAAGGGAAAATCAATGTCCTCACCGGAGGTTTCCCCTGCCAGCCCTTCTCTTGTGCCGGACAGCGAAAGGGAGCGGACGATGACCGCTATCTCTGGCCGGAAATGCTACGAGCGATACGGGAGATTCAGCCCTATTGGGTTGTTGGTGAAAACGTTGCTGGAATCCTCACGATGGTACAGCCAGGCAGTGAAACTCCGTTGGGAAGCGAAGAAACTCTATTCGGAGAGGTTAACCGAGAAAGAACATTGCATCGGCAGGAATATGTCGTCGAAACAGTGTGTAACGACCTTGAACGTGAAGGATATTCCGTCCAACCGGTTGTTATTCCGGCTTGTGCCGTCGGAGCGCCGCACAGGAGAGACAGGGTGTGGTTCATCGCAAAACGAGCTGCTACCGACATGGCAGAGGTACAGAGCGAGAGAAACAAGAGAAGGAAAATGAATTAAATAACAAGAATAAAATGAATAAGGAAATAACCCTTGAATGGCTTAGATTGGAGTTTAATAAATGCAATCATGCCAAGTACAGAAAGTATGCTGATGAATGGCTGAACAACCTTACTGATGCACAGATAGAGGGATTTGAAAGACAACATATAGGACAAATTGATAAATCGAAATGCGTATGAAAAATACAATCATCCAAGCCTTCAAGTATTGGCTCCGGATACATGGCTACCGTTTGGAGTAGTTCGGTACGGGGACAAAGAGTAATCCGATTAAGGTTAAATCAAAAAGGAAATGAAACGAAGAATAAGAAAAAAGATGCTGAAATACCCATATAGATACAAGTTGCATCAGTATTTGAAGTATGCCCACCAATGGTGTTGCGCTTTGGCGTATAAAGGGGATATATACACCTTGAAAGATGATGGTAGAATTGTAAAGGAGAACAATTGTTTATGAAACGCCTAATTGATGCTATAATAAAGAAATGGTTCTGCTGCCATGAGTGGGAATTCTTATTTGAAAGGAAAGTAGAAGTTGTTGATGATTGGGGCGATAGCAGTTGGTACACCGTACGTCACTACTTCTGCAAGAAGTGTGGTAAATACAAGAAAATTAAAAGTCATTGATTATGAAACAGACATTGGAAGAAGCTGCCCATTCTTTCGCAGAAAGTAGAAGCAGCGGAAGTGCATTCCCAGCATATTATGCAGGATTTGTTGCAGGTGCCGAATGGCAGGCGAAGCAATCGCCGTGGATAAGCGTTAAGGACAAGGCTGGTTGTGATACATCAGATGATTGTATTGTAATGGATAAATATGGAGAGATTTTCAGAGCGTATTTCTCATCCGAAAATAAATGGTTGAAAAGTGATAATGCTTATACCGAAGAGGTAGACAATGTTGTAAGGTGGATGCCTATCCCCTCTTTCGACGAGATACTTGAAGCGAACAAAGATGTGTTACAATGAATGAAAGAGAAAGGAGATTAAATAAGGTATGAATGATATAAAATTGTCATTACGGCAAATAGAAAAGATGAAACATGCTATCGGATTTAGCCGTGAGAAAATAAAAAGGAATAGATATGAAGCTTATCGTAATAGATTTGTAGTAAGTAACTCTGATAAAGACTGGGAAGAACTGGTATCTATCGGATATGCAGAAAAGCGAGAGTTTGAGATTGAAAAGCAAATCGGGTACTATGTTTCCGAACTTGGTCTGAAATATTTAGGAGCATTGTTAGAATGTATAATAATAGAGGAGGAATAATGAAAGCAAGAATAATAGAAACTGGAGAAATTGGAGAAGTCTTATGCTGGGACGATGTGCAAAAGACTAAATTGGATATTCTTCTAAAAGGAAGTGTATGTACAATACCATACCAAAATCTAGAAGTAATTCAGTTGCGCAGTAGCGATGTTGATTGGGAACAGCGTAGATACGAACTGGCAAAGGCTGCCATGCAAGGGTATTGTATCGCTTTAGGGATAAACGATGATAGTGAAACCTATGAAGATATTGCAATAGGTTCTTTGAGAGTGGCAGATGCACTGATAAAAAAACTGAAAGGAGATTGAATAATGGAAAGAGGGAAAATATTAAAGCTATCAGATTTGAAAGATATGCACGACTCTATTTCTTTGGAATACACGGGTATTCTTTACGCGGGGAGGGTAGATAGAGAGAAGGCGATCCATGAATTGGCAATAAATAATCCGCAGGAGTTTTTTTATGCAATAGGAGTGAATGATAATGCTGAATCTTTCAAAGACGTTTCACCAGGCTCTTTGGATTTCCCGATGCGATTTTTTAATAAACTGAAAGGAGAATAACTATGGGATTTACAACACCGTGCTTTATACGTAAAAATACATTAGATATTCGGGAGAAGTTAGAAGAATTGGGGTATTACAAAAACTCTCCTAAATGGACAGATGATTGTAGTATAATATGGGCTTATCAATATCCAGTGAAAGGATTTGATACTCCTAATTATGTGATTGCAAATGCTTTTGATATTCCTTTTGATAAATACAGTGCTTTACGTGGAAAATTTATTGATTGCGGAACGAACGAGGAACTTTTCCTAGCTATCGCTGCATTAAGGGATGATACAGACAAGAATCAATGGTTTGTATTGGACCATGACAACATATGGGAAGCGGTCGGATGCTACCAATACAAAGGGGATTTTATTCTTTGCAATAGTGACCAGTGGTGTTGTGGAACAGACGTACCACATGCCCACAAGGCTACCGTGAACGAACTGATTGAACACTTTAAAGAAAAAGAATGAAAGCACATGTAATGAAGCTTGAAAACAGCTGTGTAATTATTGACGAGGAATATTTTAACGAGATAAAGAAGAAGGCAGAATTTAACCAGGAAAGGGTAAACGAGATTGCTGAGGAAAGGTTCTTGAAATACGTCAAAGAAAGCGGTATCAAACTTTCCTACGAAGTGAACGGAATACCTT